CCTCGGTTTTTTGTGTCGTCTTATAAATATATTCATGTCAGACTGTACAATGAATGTGGACACTAGTATCTTGGATGCTAATAATTTCTATGTGTCTATCAACTTATTCTTAAGCAATAAGCCAAATGAGATTATCAATTTGAAGCCGTTGGTATATAACATCAGAGAGGTATCATTTCCAAGTACCGATTCTGGTTCGGTTCAAGCAACATATCGTGGAATGGAAACATATCGGCCAGGAGAACGAGTGGTTTTTGGAGACTTTGAATTGACCTTCTTATCAGATGAGAACCTTAAGGCTTATCGTGCTATTCGAGCATGGATGCTTGGAAACAACAAATTAAAATGGGGTGCAGATCTGTTTGCAAGAGTCTCAGTATTTTTCTTAGATTCAAACAATAGACCAAACCAAGTTGCAAATTTAGATTGGGCGTTTCCAGCAAGTCTCAGTGGAACAACATTGGGCGTCATGGAAACAGAGGTTAAACCAGTAGAGTTTACCGTGACCTTTGGTTATAGTTTCATGTCTATTGGAGACGATGATGACCCAGATGGAGATACCCTATTAGGAATGTCAGGCGATCTCAAGTGCGATATATAACTATATGCAGATTGATAAAATCCTTGATGAATGGAAAACCGATTCGGTATTGAACGAACACAAACTAGATTCTGAGAGTATTAGATTTGCGTGTCTTCATTCAAAGTACTTAGAATGGTACTCGATTGCTAAACTCAAATTAAAACAAAAGGAGTTAGAAGGCGCAAAGCTCTCAAAAGATTTGTGGTTATATTATAATGGCAAGATGTCTAAAGCTGAGATGGACGAACGTGGATTTGAATATGACCCGTTCAACGGATTAGCAAAACCAATCAAATCTGATATGCACTACTTTCTCGATACCGACGAAAAAATCCAAAAAAACAAAATGCAGGTTGAGACTTTGAAAGTGACAGTTGACGCTCTCAAAGAAATACTAGATAGCATTAAATGGAAACACCAGACAATCCGCAATATTCTTTCGCATAAACAGTTTATGGCTGGAGGTTAAACTTTACTTTACACTACATGATACAAATTAAAAAACTCAATGAATCCACGGTTGTTATTGATTCAGACGACCACGGAATTCTTATGGAATTAAATGAGCATTTCACGTTCTATGTGGATGGATATAAATTCATGCCAGCATACAAAAATAAGATGTGGGATGGAAAGATTCGTTTATATTCGTTACGCACTCAAACTATTCCGTATGGTCTAGTTTTGAAGGTGTATGAGTTTGCACAAACACGTGGTTATAAAGTACAAATTGACCCAGATGTTATTCCAGACCTTCCAGCAGTCGAACAGATTCGCGAATACATTGATTCGTTGTATATCACTTCAGACAAAGGTGAGAGAATTAAGCCACGGGATTATCAAATGGATGCTATCATTCATTCAATCCAAAATAAGAGAGCTTTGATTCTTTCTCCTACCGGTTCTGGTAAGTCACTTATCATCTATTGTATCACTCGTTATTTCTTAGAGTTCGACGCGGACTTTGAAGAAAAGGCGGCTATCGTTGTTCCAACAACTTCGTTGGTTGAACAGATGACAAAAGACTTTGGTGATTATTCACAAAAGGATAAGACATTCGATGCGTCATGCATGATTCATAAAATCTATTCTGGACAAGATAAAGACGGATTCTCAGCTCCTGTTGTTATTACAACATGGCAGTCCCTAATCAGATTGCCAAAAGGTTGGTTCACTCAGTTTGGATTCATCGTTGGTGACGAAGCACACTTATTCAAAGCCAAATCTCTCAACCAGATTATGGGTAACATGGTCAATGCTCGGTATCGTATTGGAACAACAGGAACACTCGACGATTTGCAATGCAATGAACTCGTTCTAATTGGTAACTTTGGACCAGTATTCTCAACGATTACAACCAAGGAGTTGATTGATGCCAAGACCCTTTCAGACCTAAAGATTCAATGTATCATTCTAAAGCATGATTCTGGTTTAAGTAAGGTAGTATCAAAAATGAAGTATCAAGACGAGATAGCCGTTATTGTAGCACATGAAGCACGGAATCACTTCATTGCTGATTTGGCAGTATCTCTGAAAGGTAACACGTTGGTTCTATTCAACTATGTCGAGAACCACGGAGAACCGTTATTCCGTTTGATTCAATCAAAAATTCCAAAGGACCGCAATACACACTTTGTATCTGGTAAAGTTCAGGCAGACGCAAGGGAAAAGATTCGAGAAATGACTGAGCGTGAGGACGGAACTATCATCGTAGCGTCTTTAGGCGTATTCTCAACTGGAATCAACATTAAGAACCTTCACAATATTATCTTTGCGGCTCCAACAAAATCACAGATTAAGGTGCTTCAAAGTATTGGACGAGGCTTACGGAAAGCCGAAAACGGACAGGCGTGTACTGTGTTTGACATTACCGACGATTTCTCTCACGGAAAGAAACGGAACTATACTCTGAACCACGGAAGGTCAAGAGCGGAAATTTATGTTAAGCAAGGCTTTGAGTTCTCCACTCACGGAATCAATATGCCTATATCGTATCAAGAAGAAAAAGAAGCCGTTTAAGCCCACTTTTTGACTGGTTTCTGTCTTAGATAGGGATTCATATTAGGAAAGTATTTAAAACGTTGGAGAACACTGTTCTTTTCTGAAGAACCCATATAAACAAAGGGTTTCCGGGACTTTTATAGATTCTAAAAATTCTGAAAACTGAATCGTCTCTAACCCTTATAGAATATGGGATTCTGACCTTTTATTCAGAAATGACCGGTATGAAAAAGAAAGACCATGACTATCTGATTATTACAAGATCCGTATAAACCATATTGTAAAATTAACTGCAGAGGCACCAACTTGCTTGGTGCCGAACTAACCCGTAGCGAAGCGGAGGGTTATACTAATACATACAACGGCTATAAACAATATTGATCTAGTATAAAGCTTTCTAGTAGTACAATGTTGTTCTGAATCTAGTACGCTGTTGTTCTTTCTAGTAGCTCTGGAAAGTCTCTAAGAACCTTCACTCCACCCTTGCGGGTTCCGTTCCAGGTTGTATCCTTTCCTGTCCATCTGGTTCAGTTTCAGCGAGTTCCTCGCTGCCGTTCACTCGACCCTCCGGGTCTCGTTCCACGGAGCAGTTGTATTTCTTTTTTAGTAATTTCAGATGCTACTGAACGACAATAGTCTCCCACACAGGAAGACTAAAGAATCTGAATGCAATTAGCATTCAGCAAAGAATCTCGGCCTTGGAACGTATCCACCGTGCTTAACCTATATCATACAATTAATATGTGGAACTGTATGAAATGATTCTAGGAGTCATTGACATTTTTTACCTCACTCCGAATCTACATCTAGAAGTGAGTACCAATACAGAAAGCTTATATTTGGGCTTTCGCCACTTTCTGACCTTTAATCCCCGAGCACTCCTTTTCCTTATTCAGGTCGAGGTCTAGACTAAAAGCGATATGTCTTTAGCGTCTATCATATCTGAGACGTTGCGGTTTCCGCTGTGCAGTTGTATTCGTTATAAACAGTTGTAGGCAGTTGTGTTCGTTTTAAGCTGTTGTAAATGTATATATCAGTTGTTAAGTGTGTCCAACTATCGCTATTCTACTCTATAATTTGGTGACTGTAAACGATAAAATTGAAGTATTTTCATCTTTTTTATCCTAGACCCACTTTATCGTTTACAGTTTGTTGACACTATGATAGAATGTGTTCTGAAATAACACACTTATACATTCTTATATGAGCACATACGACAAAAAGAAAGAGAATTATATTGATAATTCTAAGTTTAGTAAGGCAATCATTGACTACACACGGTCTATAAAGGACGTTGAGAACCCACCTGGACCAACTGAGGAGATTGGGGAATATTTCCTCAAATTATGCAATGGACTGTCAATGTCACCCAATTTCCGAAATTATACGTTCCGAGACGATATGGTTATGGATGCCGTTGAAAACTGCATTAGAGTCATTGGGAACTACGACCCCGACACACCAACTCGAACTGGAAAGCCAAATCCATTCAGTTATTTTACCCAGATTGCTTATTTCGCCTTTCTAAGACGGATTGCCCGTGAGAAACGCCAATCAGATATTAAGGACTCACTTATTAACTATGCTGATTCTTCAGAATTTGCTGATTTCTCTGAGAATGACAACACTGGAGCGTCTGTTATGAACCGCATCCGGTCTCGAGGTCAAGGAGCACGGACTCCTCAAGTCTATAAAGAAAGACAAAAACGTCGTTCCAATAAGAACACAACATCCCAAGACTTATACGATATTGACTAAAATATGAAATTTGTAATTATTAACGATACCCACGCAGGAGTATCCAATTCATCCGATGCACATTTGGACGCCGCTGAAGAATTCTATTCTACGGTATTGTTTCCATATATGCTTGAACATGACCTAAAACACATTGTTCACCTCGGTGACTTTTTTGACAACCGTCGCGTTATTAACGCGAAGTGTCTTAAGCATATCGAGCGAGTCTTTTTAGACAAACTTGTTGAGTATGATATTACGATGGACATCATCCTTGGAAACCACGATGTCTATTATAAAAGCACAAATAAAGTTTCCGCAACCGAGTCGATTCTAATGAGACATCCAAATGTTGATGTTATTAGAGAACCTATCATCCGTGACTATGACGGACTGAACATCGCCTTACTACCTTGGATTAACCAAGAAAACCATGATGATTCTATTAAGTTTATTTCAGAATCTTCAAGCAAGGCTCGAATCCTTTTTGGACACCTTGAACTTGGTGGATTCTCAATGATGAAGAATGGCATGAAGTCTTCAACCGAACACGGTATGTCTATTGGTCTCTTTGAGAAATACGAAACCGTTTTGACTGGACACTTCCACACAAAGTCGACCATGAACAACATAACATATGTTGGAACCCAACTTGAATTTACCTGGTCAGACTGTAACGACCCTAAGGCGTTTCATGTCTTTGATACGGCACAACCCGATAATCTTTTAGCCGTTCCGAATCCAAACAAACTATTCATCAAATTACATTATGATGATACGGACAAGACTGATGCTTCCGAGTTTCCTGAATTAAAACAACAACTTAAAAATAAGTTTGTTAAAGTCATAGTTGAACATAAGGAGAACCCAGTTTTATTCGACACCTATATAAACCAGATAGACAATCAAGATCCCCATGACTTAAAGATCCATGAGGTCTTTGATGAATACAATGGAGAATCTGTTGGTGACCTGCATTTGGAAACCGAAGACACATTAACAATTCTAAACAAGTATGTCGATGCGGTTGACACGCCTTTAGACAAATCAAAAATTATGAAAAAGCTAACGGCGTTATATTCCGAAGCCTTAAACAAATCTTAATACCATGATTGAATTCCAAAAATTAACATACAAAAACTTTTTAGCGGTAGGAGATAATCCAATCACCGTTGATTTGCAAAAGAACAGAACCACTTTGGTTGTTGGAACAAACGGAACTGGTAAGTCGACTTTATTGGACGCCTTGTCATATGTGTTGTTCTCAAAACCTCATAGGAATATCAATAAAATCCAATTAGTAAACACAGTCAACCAAAAACGAATGGTTGTTACTGTTGAGTTTAAGATTGGTACAAAACAATACAAAATCGTCCGTGGTCTAAAGCCTAGTATCTTTGAGGTATGGGTTGACGGCGAAATGATTAACCAAGACTCGCACACACGAGATTATCAAAAGTTCCTTGAAAGCTCAATCCTCAAATTAAACTACAAATCATTCCACCAAGTAGCGGTTGTTGGTTCAAGTACCTTTACTCCTTTCATGCAACTGAATGCCTATGATAGACGCATGGTTATTGAGGACCTTCTTGACATATCAATCTTTTCCAAGATGAATGATATAAACAAGGAGGAGACAAGCAAATTTAACAAACAACTTTTTGCTAAACAATCATCCTTTGAGAATATTAAATTTCAGATTGAGGTACAAGAGAATCATATTAATGAACTGTTGTCTATCTCAACCGAACGCAATTCCGAAGCTCAAGAAGAGATTGATGATATTACAAAGCTAATTTCTGAATTGGCGTCTAAGAACGCAGAACTCATCAGTCAGTATAACCGAGAGTATGA